CGTATATATATATATATTATAATAAGTTACTAAGTATATAATAACTAATAAACTAATAACTAAGTATATAATAAAAGAACGAGTCTCATTTGAGACGTTTACTAGATACACAACCGGAGTCTCATTCTGAACGTCTTCACTAGTAAATGACTTTTATTTAAACTAAACACAGATACATTTGGTCATGTCATAAAGTTTTTGTATATTTGCATATCTTTAAAAACAAAACAAACAAGAAAAATAAAAACAAAATAAATCTATTAGTTAACATGAACACAAAAACACCAACATCAATCATAGAGCTTATCATAGCAGAAGACAACTTAGATTTAACTATCTCAGCTATCTCGCTTGTATCTACTCCTGCTATTGAAGAAAATTTTGTGTTTTTCAATGAAAACGATAAGAAAAATAACTTATGTTTAGCAGCAATTGATGAAGAACAACAATGTTTAATTTCTCCTGCTCTAATACCAAACAAACAAATATTTAGATATGATGCTAATTCAGATAGTGAATATTATGTATATTTCTCTAAGGAAACAGTAAAAGAAGCAGCTTCTTTATATCTAAAACACAATAACAACAACTCAGCTACTTATCAACACGAAGAAGATGTAAATGACGTACATACTGTGGAGTCATGGATAAAAGAAGGAGAACAAGATAAGTCTAAATTATACGGATTTGATTTACCAGACGGAACATGGTTTGTGAAGATGCACATCGCCAATCCTGACATGTGGTCTAAAATTAAGTCTGGAGAAATTAAAGGACTGAGTATAGAAGGATTTTTTGTGAACAAATTACATACTTTATCTAAACAAGATAAATTTACAAACGAACAAGTATTAACTGCATTGGCAGAAATACTCAAAGCATAACTTTACGAAAGTAATTTTATAATTAATTAATTAATAATAACTAAAAACAATAATAACTATGGATTTAAAAACTCAAATTTTAGTTGCACTTGGTTTAGATACAAAAGAAGAAACAACTGTAGATACAGACGTTACTCTTTCTTTTCAAGCTAAATTAGTAGATGGAACTATAATCGTATCTGAGGATGATTCACTAATTGAAGGTAGTGCAGTAAACGTTCTTACTGAGGACGGAACTACTATGCCTTTACCAATTGGAGAATATCGTACAGAAGATGGACTAGGTTTTATCATTGAATCAGAAGGTATTGTTTCTGAATTATTAACTGACGAAGTTGAAGAAGAAGCTCCTGTTGAAGAAGAGGTTGCTCCAGAATTAACGGAAGAAGTTATTGAAGAAGATGCAAAACTAGACGAAGAAGTTTTAGAAGAAGAAGTTTTAGAAGATGCTCCTGTAATAGAAGCAACTCCGATGAACACGCCAAAATCTATCACAACTACAACTACTGAGAAAGTAGAATTCAATAAAGATGAATTTTTATCAGAAATTAATGATTCAATCGTTGCACTTAAAAGCGAAATTGAAAAATTAAATGCAGACAACGTAGACTTAAAAGCTCAATTAAATGAGTCAGCTACATTACCTGTAAATACTAATAAATTTTCAACAGAAGTAAAGACGTTATCTAAAACTGAATTGTCAAAACTTACTAGACAGGAAAGATTCTTATATAACATAACTAAATAATTTTAAACTAACTTAAAACAAATAAAAAAAAATGGCTACAACAACAACAATCAATTCAAGCTTCGTAGGAAAAGACGCCGGAATGTATATTTCTGCAGCTCTTCTTGAAGCAAAAACATTAGATCATTTAACTATAATGGATAATGTAAAATATAAATCAATTGTAAAATCTCTAATCGGTGCTGATTTCGTTCAGGATGAAGATTGTGATTTCACTCCATCTGGTTCTTTAACTTTATCTGAAAAGGTAATTACTCCAAAGAATCTTAAATTAAATGTACAACTTTGTAAGCAAGATCTTCTTTCTGCTTGGGAAAGTAATCAAATGGCTGCAGGTGCAAATAACAGAACAGCTCCTGAATTTCATGCATTTGTTATGTCTTACCTTGCTGATTCTATCGCTGCTTCTACTGAAACTTCTGTATGGTCAGGTGCTGCTGCAACTGGTGGACAATTTGAAGGTTTCTTAACTGCTTCAACTGGTGCTTTTGCTGCTGACGGAAACGTTGTAGCTGTTGCTAAAACTGCTGCTCTTTCTGCTGCTAATATAGTAGAGAACTTAGGTGCTTTAGTAGATGCTATACCTTCTACAGTTCTTGGAAAAGAAGACTTAGTTATATTCATGAACCAAAAGACTTACAGATTTTATATCTCTGCAATGTCTGCTTTAGGTTACATTGATCGTCACAACATGTCTGCTGATTATTCTCCTGTATTTGAAGGAATGAACTTAGTAGTTGTTGATGGAATTCCTGCTGACAACATGGTTGCTGCAAGAAAATCTAACTTATTTTTTGGTACTGATATTTTGGGTGATAGTGCTTCACTTAAGACTTTAGATATGTCTGACATTGATGGTTCTGATAACGTAAGAGTAATCTGTAAGTATACTGCAGGAACTCAAATCGGTATCGGTTCTGAAATCTGTCACTTAAGTTAATAAACTAAATTAATAATAAAGGGGAGGATTAATTTTCTCCCCTCTATTTAACCTTTAAAACAAATAAAATTATGTCATGTACAACATTAACAAGAGGAAGAAGCATAGATTGTAGAAACAGTGCAGGTGGAATTAAAGCTATATATGTAGCTCCATTTGATGCAGTTACTGCAGTAGTTGTTGACGGAGGTGTAACTGATTTAGATTTAGCTCCTGTAGATTTATTTAAATATAATCTAAAAAGAGGACTAGGAAGTATCTCAGAAAGCATTAACGGATCAACAGAGAACGGAAGTATTTATTATACTCCAACAGTTAACATTAAATTACACAAGTTAACTAAAGAAGATCAAAATGAATTAAAATTATTAGCTTCAGGAAGAGTTGTAATATTCGCTGAACTTAACCAAACATCAGCGTCTGGAAACAGTACGATAGTAATGTTAGGAAGAAATAACGGACTTGAATTAAATTCAGGTTCTGCAGCTTCTGGAGCAGGTCTAGGTGATATGTCAGGTTATGACTTCACTTTTGATGGAATGGAAATAGAGCCAATGGCAGTAGTTGCTGATTATTCTGCAATACCATTTGATAACGCTTCATTTACAGTAACAGTAAGTTAATAACAAAATAATTATTTAATTTTGTATGATTAGGGGAGCTATATGCTCCTCTTTTCTATTAAAAAATATTTAACAAAAAAATCTATTAGTTAGTATGATACATAACACACTAGGAACTACAATAAATATAATAGGAACGACTGAAGAAAGCAGAGTTAATACCTCTATACCATCTTCAAATATAAGATTTCTAGTGAAAATAACTAACGATTATTCAGGAGCTATACAATATGCTTACGGATTAAATCAGGTTATAAAATCAAGATATACAAAATTTGATATAGAATTTGCGACTGATGGTGAAATCTATGAAGGAACAGTAAATCTTTCTCCTAGTGGATATTGGACTTACAAAATATATGAAGTTAGTTATATAGCTTCAGTTCCTGTTTTAGACATAACCAATGCTCCAAAGACAGAGGTAACAGTATTACCAGTCGCTGATGAAAATGGAGTTGTAGAAGGACAGGTTGACATGGGTAAATTACATGTACATCTTGCAGAAGGACAGGAAGAAGTTTCATATATCAAATTAGACTCCGTAAGTGATAATTATATTTATCCTTATGGAGAAACATCAAATGTAGTAACAGGCGATAAACATTTTAAATTTACACAAATAGCAGCTTCAACGAGTTGGTTTATAGAACACAACTTACAAAAGTTCCCTTCAGTAGATGTAGTTGATTCAGGAGGAACTAGAGTCATCGGAGAAGTTTCTTATCATAACATTAACACATTAACTGTATCTTTTACTGGTGCATTTGGTGGAGAAGCATACTTAAACTAACTAATTAATAACTAATAAAAACAAAAAAAAACTATGGATTTTTTAACTAACTTAAAAATGAACCAAAATGAGATACAGAAACCTGTAATTCATTTACTTGCTACAGAACCTGCAGGTATAAAAGGTCAATTATACTTCAACTCTGCTTCAAATACATTACATTATCATGATGGTACTGATTGGATTAGTGTTGGAACTTCATCAGCAACTGGTGATATCACTGCAGTTCTTTCAGGAACTAGAATTGATGTTACTGGAGGTTCAACTGGAGACGCTACAGTAAACTTAGACGCAGCAACAGTAGCTGAAATAGTAGCAAATAACGCTAAAACTGGAATAACTTCAGGTCAAGCAGCAAATATCGTAACGAATTTAGCTAAAATTGGTATCACACCTGCACAAGCTGCAGAGATTTCAGCAAATACTTCTAAAATATCTTATACTGACAGTGCTGCCGTAGCTCTTAATACTGCTAAAATTGGTATTACTACACAACAAGCTTCAGATATTACTGATAATAATGCTAAGATTTCATATACTGATAGTGCTGCAGTAGCTTTGAACACTGCAAAGGTAGGAATTACGCCTACTCAAGCTGCAGATATTGTAACTAACAATGCAAAGGATGGTATAACTGCCGGTCAAGCTGCAGATATCGTAACAAATACTGCTAAAGTTTCTTTAACTAAAGCTAATCTAACGTCAGTAGCTGCTACTTATGGAGGTTCTGATACTTTAACTATCGGTGATTCAGGTAATGATACTACTGTAGTTATAAAAGGTGATTTACAAGTAGATGGAACGACAACTACTGTTAATTCAACTACTGTTGATATTGCTGATTTAAACATAACTGTTGGAGCTAATGCAGGAACTTCTACACTAGCTAATGGTGGTGGACTTACTGTAGGTTCTGCAGCAACTGCTACATGGACTTATTCACACGCTAACGCTAGATGGGAATCTAATTTACCTATTTCTGCTTCATCTTTCGTAGGTGATTTAACTGGTGATGTAACTGGTAATGCTGACACTGCAACAAGTGCAACTACTGCAGCTTCTGCAACTACTGCAGGATCTTCATTAACTGCACAGACTCTAAGTACTCCTAGAAACATTAATGGAGTTCCTTTTAATGGTTCGGCTGACATTACAGTAACTGCAGATGCTAACACATTATCTGGTACTACTCTTAAGTCAACTGTTGTATCTTCATCTTTAACTAGTGTAGGTACTTTAACATCTGGTAATGCAACTGCTATCGTTGATGCTGCTAGTACAACTGCAGCCGGTAAAGTTGAAAGAGCTACTGATACTGAAGCTAAAGCTCAATCAAACGCTTCACTATATGTAACTCCTGCTCACTTAGGTTTAATGAGATTTAATAGTCTTTTGAGTTCAGCTTCAACTACTCATACTATAACTCACTCATTAGGTACTAAGAACGTTCTTGTTCAAGTAATGGAAGAGTCTTCAGGCAATACAGTATTTTGTGACGTACAAAGAAGTAGTACTACTCAAGTTATATTGAGTTTTGGAAGTGCTACATCTGCAAATGAATATAGAGTTTTAATAGTTAGAGCATAATGGAATTTCTCGGATTAAATACAAAAGGGGTACAGGAGCAAATGATTGTACCCCTATCCGATGAAACAACTGATATAGTTGCTACTGAAGCTATATATACATTTCATCTTCCTTATGGGTTTACTATAGAGGAGTTTTATTTGTCATGTAACGTTGCTCCTACTGGTTCTAAAATAGAAGTAGATATTAGCGTAGCAGCTATATCTTTATTGTCAACAAAAATAACAATAGATGCAGGAGAACAAACTTCTAATACTGCTTCAGTTCCTTATGTATTAAATCAAACAAAGAAAAATATCTCTGCACATAAAGCGATTCAAATAGACTTAGATGCAGTAGGTCAAACTATAAAAGGTAGAGGTTTAAAATTAATGATTATAGGTCATAGAAGTACAACACTAGATTTATAATGTCACATCATAATCCATTCATATCATACGCTTCAGGGTTTACCTGTCCAACGTTAGGAAACACTAACTCTTTAATGTTTGATGCTGTTGGTGATTATTTAACAATTACAGATACAAATCAGGACTTTCATTTAACAGGTGCTGAATTCTCTTCAGTAGGTATAACTTTCAACTGTTGGGTAAAGTTTGATGATTTCACTCAATCAGAACCTTTGTTATGTGTAGGTAGGAATGAAAATAATTACTATGGTTATGCATTCATGATAAATGGACAGGGTAAACCACAGATCCAAAAATACGGAGCTAATGGATCGCAATTTGGATCAGGAAGTAATAACAGAGAAACTCTTCTTTCTACAACAGTTTTAAGTACTGGACAATGGTATATGTTAACATTCGTTATGGAATCTGAAGATCATGCAGATTGGACTATTTATGTAGATGGTCAAGCAACAGGAGTAACAAATTCAGGTAATGACTTGGTAATATTAACTTATAAAAATATAGGTTTTATGTATTTCGGAAGACAGGGAAGGAATAGTAGTGAAAAATATATGGCAGGTAACTGTGTAAAAGCTGCAGCATGGTTAGCTCAATTAGATTCAAGTACAATTGAAAATATATATAACGCAGGATCAGTAGGTGATCCTTCTCAAGAATGTACTTACGGAGCAGCGTCAAACAATGGTACAGATTATTCTGGAGAATTACAATTTCAATTAGATTTTACAGAAGGTACAGGATCATCATTAACTGATGAAACAGGTAACGGACACAATGCAACTATAGTAGGAGCTACATGGGAAACAGATACGCCTTAATTAATAACAATTAAAAACAAATAAAATGGGAACTATTACAAGAAATACATCATACGAAGTAAGACCAAATATCATTGAAACAGATGATTTAAGCTTAATGAAAAAAGAGCAAGGAGTAATTATATATAATAAGACTGATCAGAAATTATATACTACTGAAGGTACGGAATGGAAAGAACTAGGTTTAGATTTAATTGGAGTAAGGGATGACGTACAAGGATATTACGGAATGTTATCCTCATTTTATTTTGGAGGATCTGCTACAGATACTATAATAGGTAGTAGTCAAGTTAATACTTGGGTAGATGTTGAATTAACTACAGATGCAAATGGTTTATTTGATAAAAGACCAACAAGTATGAAAACTGCTCAATCTATAGGTCATACAGGTACTGGTGCAAATGGTTCTCCTATAGTCTTTAATTTAGAAGGATTAGACATACATGCTTTTGCTAATTTCAGAGCTTCTTTAGCTTTCGAACCAAATGAAGACGAAGGACAATTTGAGTCTAGATTGTTATTTAATAGACATTCAGGAACTACTCCATCTAGTGATTTTAGTATAGAAGAAGTATCTTTATCTATGCAAAATGGAGCAAGTATTGATTATGTATCAGAACCTATGTTATCATTCTTTTTAGGTGATACTATTGATACAAATGGTGTAAACGATTCAGGTAAATGTAGATTTCAGATTAAAAGTAACGTTGAAGGAATTCTTAAATTAAGAGCTTTAACATGGTATATTAACAAATAAAAAATTAGAAAAAATGGCAAACATAAAAATATATGGAGATTTAGATTCAGGTAGTATCTTTTTCGTTAACTCAACAGTAGATCCTAAAGCATTAGGTACTATTCTAGCAACAGAGATTAATGTAGATGGTCAAGAAAGAATATTAATAGAAAGAAATGATAGATTTCAAGAAGATGGTGTTTCTTTTAGGGTTTTATTTAAAAAATTACAGCCAACTAGAGTATGTAATAAAGCAGGAGAAGAGTTAGTATCTCAATTAAGTTATACCACATCACAGGTAGTTGAATATATTAACGGACAATCTGATCTAACTGGTGCAAATGGTGGTGATGGTAACGGAACTGATGTTACTGGTACATCTATCGACTTTAAATTAGACGACACAAGTACTTCTGTTATGTTAGATAATGGATATACATACGGAGTTAATACAATTAAAGCTATTGCTAATGCCGATGGTACTATTCACATAGTTTCTGAATTAGGCGATTTAACGTATTTTACTAAACTAAACCATACTGATGTATCAATTATGGGAGTTAGTCCTTCTGGTGGTCTTAATGACGTTGTAAACGCTTTAAATGAGCTATTTCAAGTAGGAGCTTTTGAACAAGTAGTTATATCTGATCCTTATTCTACAATGATTGCTGATGTAGGAGGTGTTGATGCTACTGGTAGTTTGGTAGGTGATTATGCAGTAGATCCTATAGGTGATGATATCGGAGGTTCTACTGGTACACATTACAATAAAGCAGGATATTTATCTTCAGATATGATAGATCAAAAAGGAGAATACTTTTCTTTTGATATTAGAAATGAAGGAATAATAGGAATGGGGTTAGTCTTAGAAGATGTAGCTGATGTACATGGTAATGCAACATATGGTGATCCTGCAAACTTTTGTATTTATAATTCTAGTTCAGGTAATTATGGATATCAATTTGCTCACTTTTTTCATCCTTCTCCAGATGGTTCTTGGACTAATTATGGTGCTTCAACTGGTACTGTTTACGGATCTGGATGGAATGGAGCATTAGCTTTTAGATATTCGGATGAAGGTCTAGACTGGAGAGATGGAAATCCTGTTAAAATGAGAGTAGGAATAGATTCAAATTCTTTTATTGAAATATCTTATTTTGATAATTCAACTTCTCTATGGGTATTAAATGCTAGAACTAATTATCCTGTTGCTGATGGTGTTAAATTTAAACTAGGTATAAAATTTTGTGATTCTATTGTAAGATTGCATTCTACTCCTAAAGTACATTTATTAGAACCTGCAGCACCTACTATGTATTTTAGATATATTGAGTCTCCTGACGGAAATTATGAATCACCTTTATTTGCTACTGCAGAAGAAGCTAATTATTATGATTTAAATCATTCAGGTACTGTAGGTACTGGTACATCTCATACACATACT